ATGTATAGACCACAATACTTAGAACGTAAGCATGAAGTAATCATTGTGCAAAATGGTAACGGTGAGATAGTACTAAAGTATAGAAGACCAATAAAGAGCGATACATATAAACGAAAGGAAAGCAATGAAGTTATTCCTTTTCGCAGAAGGAGAAAGGTCAAATGAGAAACTACTGGTATATATCGCTAACTAATGAATATCCTCGAACCATTGATGATTGTTCAGTGCGTGTTGTGCGTTCTGTACAAATCAAAGGGAAGTACTCCATCATTGAAATGACCAGAGAAGCTACGCCGGATGAGATCGATAAGTACAATTTTCGTTACTGTGGCCATGGATATTGGAAAGACGAATATATTCAACAAAACATTGAGAGGTACATCAAATGAATGATAACTATGATTACATCAAGTTGTTAGCAAGTAATTATTAGATGCTTTTAGGAGGGAAACTATGAAATTAAAAGATTATATCAGAGAAGGGTATAACGTTGTAACTACACCAAATCTAGCTTATAAAATTCAAGAAGATTATCCCGATGCTTTAGTGTTTACTGATAGAGCTTTAGATGGCATTCCTATAGGGAAGTTATTAGTAGATCGTTATTGTAGCAATAATCCAGCTGTTCTTAGAGCTAAGCCACTTCAAAACGCTTATGCTATTGAACGCTTTTCTTGCGAGTTTACTGGATATGAGACGGTAGTACCAATGACAGGCGAGACAGGAAGAAAAGTAATTCAACAGATCAAAAAGAGGATTGATGAAACGGCGTTAGATGATGGAAGTAATGCGAACCTTCTAGAGATCAAACTAAAAGATACTGACTCAGTACCAGAGGTTTGGTACAAAGGTGAGAGGTTGGATGAATCGCCTAAAGGATTAGTAGATGTCTCGTTTCATTGGAAGACTGATCATTTTACTAATGATGATAGAGGAGCGAACGACATCACGATTCAATACTTTTCTGGCTTTAATGATAAGTATCCAGATATAAAAACAATCGGACACAAGAGAGATATGTAAATGAAAGAAGCTAGACCTAGAGACGAGATAGACAAACTATACAAGACCAAACGATGGCGAGACCTAAGGCAAGTAGTAATAGATAGGGACTTCGGCATGTGCCAAGAGTGCAAGCGTCGAGGGCGGAACACAAGGGGCACGATCATCCATCACATAGTCGAGGCGAGGGAAGACCTGTCACTGTTCTGGTCCGTAGATAACCTTGAATGTATCTGTGTAGCTTGTCACAACAGAGAGCATCCAGAGAGGTCAGGCGGGAAGAAGAAACCAAAACCTAAATCACATATCGTTAAAATGTATTCAACTCCTGAAAGATAAGTTTGCAGTGAAATGAAGGCAGCCCCCCCTACTCTAAAAGATTAAAGAGTAAGGCTTGAGAAGAACGGTGCTGTCCTTCCTTCGTAAAAAGACCGCTTTTCAAGTTTTTTGGAGAAAAAGGAAAAAGCCGACCAATTTAAGCCGGCTTTGGACGAAGCTATTTCTTAGTCCATTTGTTTCCTTTTTGAGAAGTAGGAGGTAATCGGTCGCCTGGATCAATTTTTACTTCTCGTCCGCCTTGGACATTTCCACCACGAGGACCCACTTATTTATAGGTTCCTTTTGGTTTATTGTCTTCGCCGGGTTTATAGAGTTCTCCCATAGGAATCCCTCCCTAAAAAATTTCGGCACAGCACTGCCGATAACTTAATTATAAGGATTGTGATAACGATTTTAATATATCTTTTGAAAGAAGGTGATATTATGCCGCAACCAGCGAAGAGTGCAAAATTACAATTATTAAACGGAAACCCAAATAAGAAGAATACCGAAGAACTCCGTAAGCGAGCGGCTGCAGAAGACAAATTAAAAATGGCTACTGACAAAATCAAACCGCCGTTATGGCTAGATTCGTTAGGAAAGGATACCTTTGAGTTTATCGCCGATGAATTGCTGTCTGTGGATTTAATCAGTAATCCGGACGTCCATACAATGGCTCTCTACTCCAATTGGTATTCGCAATACGTTTCTTTAGAAAAACAGCTTCGAAAACTACAACGAGAGTACAAGTTGAACTATGCGCTTGCGAAAGAGGAGGCAGAGGCGAGAGGAGAGCCGTTTAACGAACCTAATGAATTAATTGGTAACCCACTCTCTCGGCAGATGGATACAGCGTCGCGGAATCTCCGTTCTTTTGGCGCTGATTTAGGACTATCACCAGCAGCCAGAGCTAAGTTAGCTATTAAGATGGCTGATGATGGTGGTGATGACGATGACGACTTCTAATATTTTGGATATGTCCTACACAGAACGTGTGGACTATTGGCAAAGCTATCTTGAGGAGCAAGCTTCTTGGGGTGGCTTTTTAAAATGTCCATATCCGGAATTGTTAACTACTTGGTATGCGGAACGATTAATCGATGGAAGCATACCAGCCAGCAAAGAAAATATTCAAGCTGCTAAACGGCATATGCGTGATTTGCGGCGCCAAGGAACAGATGATTTTCCTTGGATCTTTGACGAAGAAAAAGGTCACCGGCCTATTAGATATATCGAAAAAAAATGTAAACCAACTGAAGGTGACTTTGGTTCGTTTGTTTTACAACCTTGGCAGCATTTCATAATTGGATCCATGTACGGATGGGTACATCGTGATACAGGAGAGCGTCGCTTCCGCGAGGCTCTTATTTTTGTTGGACGTAAAAACGGGAAGACAAGTCTTATCTCGGGCCTTTCCACATACATGGTCGCTTATGATGATGAACAAGGCGCCAACGTTTACGTATTGGCAAATGCTCGTGATCAAGCAAGCTTGTTGTTTGATAAGGCCGCAGAAATGGTCAAACAATCGCCGGCGCTCTTTAAGAAATTTGGTAAGCCTAAACGATCAAGTATTAATTATGCTCCCGCCTTTTCTAAAATGGAACCACGCGCCTCAGATAGCCGGAAATTGGATGGGCTAAACACTCACTTTGGTATTTTTGACGAGATCCACGAGTTTACGAATTACAAGCTGATCAACGTTATCAAGAAATCAAGAGGAACCAGAAAACAGCCTCTGATAGTTTATATCACAACTGCTGGATATGTATTAGATGGTCCGTTGATGTCTTATTTTGAGCAAGGTGTGGACTGTTTGGAACATTTGGAAGATGACATCGATGAACGGACTTTCTATTATCTCGCAAAACTTGACAGTGCGGAAGAGGCTGATGACCCAAGATTATGGATCAAAGCCAATCCGAATATTTGTCTAATGAATTTTGTTGGCATGCTAGATGACTATGTTAAGGACAAAAAAGATCCAAAAGAATATGCTGACTGGATCACTAAGCAATTTAACTTGTTTTCCGATATTGATGAGCTGTCATTTGTCGATATGCCTACCATTAAACGAAACAATAAAACCATCGATATTGAAACGCTCAAAGGTAAGAAGTGTGTCGGTGGTTTTGACTTGTCCGAAACGGAAGACTTTACCGCAGCCGTTTTAGAATTTCCGCTTGAAACAGGCGAGGTATTCATTTTGCAACACACATGGATCCCACAAGCTAGATTTGATCGAGATAACAATCAAGAGCGTATCAAAGCGTGGGAGAAGGTGGGAGATCTAACGATTATTCCTGGTGATTACGTCAATTATGAATACGTCTTAAATTGGTTTGTAGAAAATTCGAAAATCTATGACATTGTAAAAATCAATTATGACAAGGCCAAGGCGCTACGATTAAATAAAGAACTAGAAAATGCAGGATATGAAACCAACGAGATTCGGCAAGGGTTTCTATCATTAGGCGGGCCAATGCAAAACTTCAAGGAAATGCTATTGGACGGTAAGGTGATTTTCAACAATTCCAAGCTTTACCGATGGTATCTATCCAACGTCAAGCTGGTGATGGATCGCAGCTCAAACTGGATGCCGTCTAAGCAGTCCAAGAGTAGAAAAATAGATGGTTTTGCAGCAAGTTTGAACAGCCACGCCGAAGTGTTGAATATGTTGGTTAATCCTGTCGGAACCGGGAAAGTAACCTATTACTCGATTTCCGATTTAATGAATATGTAAGAAAGGTGTGGAGGAATGAGTATTTTAGATCGTTTGCGTTCTTTTGGCCGAGCGAAGCCGAAAGCGAGCAAACAAGAGTATTTTTTGAATGACCCGGGATTGATACCGTATTTAGTCGGAAAAGATGAAATATCAGAAGGGATTTTTTCCGTAATTAGCCGTGTATCGAACGTTTTTGCGTCTCTCCCTCTCAAAATGATAGATGTGGAGTTTGGCCAACCGGACGACTGTCCTGCATACAACTTGTTGAGCGAAGGCCCTCGATATTTTACAAAGTTTGATTTTTTCCGGGACGTGGAAGTTTTGAGAAACTACCAAGGGAATGCGTACGTGCAGATTTTCCGAAATATCAATGGAGAAGTAGCAGATATGGCGTTAGTAAAACCTGGTGCTTGCCATCCAGTGATTGATATGGATAGCGGGGAGCTTTACTACCAAGTAACTGCGACTGACAAAGGCAGTTACAAGCAAGTTATCTATGTACATTACATGGAAATGCTCCACTTTAAACAACCGAGGTTTGGCGGCTTGGAAGGTACAGACCCCACAAAAGTATTAACGAATACCCTCGGATATGATCGAGAAGTCCGAAAAATCTCTTTAAGTCAGCTTAAAGGAAGTAATGAAGGGCTAAAAGTTAAGTTTGCTAGCAATATGGATGAAGAAGCTAAAAAAGCTACAGTTAAAAACATTGCTGATTTTTATCGACAAAACGGTGGACTACTTGTGGAAGAAAACGGTGTAGAAATCGAACGTTTACAACGAGAGCTGGTAGACAGCAAGCTTTTAGATACTGATAAAGTATCTCGCTCCAGAATCGCGATGGTCTACAACGTGCCGGAACATTTCATCGGGAATAACCAGTCGAGTTACTCTTCACAGGAACAGCTCAATATGGAGTTTTTGACATACAATCTAGTACCGACCGTTAATCAATATGAAGCGGAACTAAATAAGAAAACACTATCGAGAGCTGAAAAAGCTAAGGGTTATCGATACAAGTTTAATATCGCAAGTTTGCTAAGAGCTGATACACAGGCCAGAGGGCAGTTTTACCAGATTATGCGCCGAGGTGGAGCATATTCTGCCAATGATGTTCGCCGCTTTGAGGACTTGCAGCCAATAAATAAAACCGGTATGGATGATTACCATATTTCCGGAGACCTATATCCAATCGATATGGATCCAACATTAAGAAAAACAACCTCGTCTAAAAGCGTAGCCGAAAACGGTTAGGCTTTTTTAGTTTGCACCGAAGGGAGGTGGAAGGATGAAAAAAGTGACGTTAAGCGGCGATGTCGTGGATAACGATACCGCGTGGCTTTATGAATGGTTTGGGATCAATTGTATCTCACCAGGGAAAATTTCTGCCGCTCTTACAGAAGCAGCGGGGGATGAAGTAGAACTTGATATCTCATCGAACGGTGGGGATGTCTTAGCGGCAAGCGAAATATATACCGCTATCCGCGCCTATCCAGGGAAGGTATCTGGAAATGTTGTGAGCATTGCGGCAAGTGCTGCGAGTGTAATTGCTTGTGCTTGCGAACCGCTTAGAATCTCACCTACGGCACACATCATGATTCATAACGCATGGGTGACCACTAGTGGCAACGCTGAGGAATTAAAAGCCGATGCAGAAATGTTAAGCAGTGTGGATGAGTCTATTGTTAATGCTTACGAGATCAAAACAGGACTCGATCGGAAAAAACTTGCTGATTTAATGGCGAAAGATACTTGGTTAAATGCTCAAACAGCAGTAGCGGAAGGTTTTGCGGATGAAATTATGTTTGCAGAAGCACCAGTAACGGTACTCAATGCCTCTCAACCGGTTATTCCAAAAAACGCAGTAACTAAGTTGAAAAATTTAATACTCAAAGCGGAAACACCGCAAAAAGAAACACTCTTGCAGAAAAAACTAAAAGCCTTAAATGGAGGGAAAAACGAATGAATTTAGAACAATTAAAAAATGCGTGGGTCGAGGCGGGAAGTAAAGTCTCTGACTTAAATGCACAACTCAATGCAGCATTGGTTGACGATGAAAAAACAGAAGAAGATGTAGTAAGTTTGCAAGCACAAGTAAAAGCAGCACGGGCTAAACGGGACGGATTGAAAGAGCAAGTGGCAAATATGGAAGCCGAACAAGTCTTAAACGTCAAAAAAGAACCATTAGATAAAAAAGATGAAAACTTGAAAAACAAGTTTATCAAAGACTTTAAAGCGATGGTCAATGGTGATCCTGCTATTATGGCTACTTTGACATCTGATACGGATGAATCTGGTAATGCTATCGGATTGACTATTCCTGTAGATGTGCAAACGACTATTCATACTTTGGTTCGTCGGTTTGACTCTTTGCAAGAATACGTAAACGTTGAAAAAGTGACCACTGCTAGTGGTTCTCGGGTTTATGAAAAATGGTCTGATATTAAACCGCTGACCGCTTTGGATACTGAAGACGGTGAAATCCCAGCAAATGATGATCCTGCACTTCACTTGATCAAATACTTGATCAAACGCTACGCAGGTATTTCTACAGTAACTAACAGCTTGCTAAAAGATACTGCCGAAAACATTTTGGCATGGTTGTCTAAATGGATCGCGAAAAAAGTAGTTGTTACTCGCAATACAAAAATCTTGGCAGCTATTGATGGAATCAAAGCAGCGCAAAAGAAAGATGTTACAGATGTTGATGGGATTAAAGATATCGTAAACGTCCAACTTGACCCAGCTATTGAAGCTACATCCATGTTTATTACAAACCAAGATGGCTTCAATGTATTAGATAAAGTGAAACGTGCTGATGGATCTTACTTGTTACAAAAAGACGTAACTTCTGCAACTGGATATACTTTCTTGGGTAAACCAATCAAGAAAATTGCTTCTCGTTTCTTGCCAAATAAAGGGACACAAGCTGCTCCTAAATATCCACTGTACATTGGTGATCTGAAAGAAGCCGTTACATTGTATGATCGCGAAAACATGAGCTTGCTGACAACGAATATTGGTGGTGGAGCTTTTGAAACAGACACCACTAAAGTACGCGTCATTGATCGCTTCGATGTGCAACTAGTTGATGATGAAGCGGTTGTTTTGGCTACATTTACAACTATTGCGAACGAGACACCGGCGAAAGTTTAAGGAGCTGATTTCTTATGATTCTTGATCCTAGAATGGATTTAGACGAAATCAAAAACGCACTAAAGATTGATACCGATGATGACGATGTGGAAGTAAGCCGTGCGGCACAAGCTGCAATTGCATACATTAAAGGGGCTATCGGAAATGATAAGCCCTCTTTTTATACGCAAGAAAGCGACACAGTTGATCTGATTAATTTAGCTATTCTGCAATTAGCGGATCACTATTACAAAGCGCGTTCTGCAACCGTGAGTGGGAACTTGCGAGAGTACGATTTAGGTTTTACAAGCCTAATCTTGCAACTCAAAGCAAGTTATTTGCTTTTTGTGGAGGAGGAGTAGCGTATGCCCCTTATTCAAACAGGAAATTTAAATCAACGCATCAAGTTTGTCCGAGATATGACTGTTAAGGATGAGGACGGGCAAGTTGTCCCGACTTCTACAACCATTCTTACTTGCTGGGCAAGTGTGCAGACACAACGCCTGAACGATATTAAGACGTCGATTGGTACGGCTTTGGAAGGAACACTGACGTTTATTATCCGCTACCAACAAAAATCAGAGCTAACCAATGATATGAAAGTGCGTTGGAATGGAAAAACGTTTGAAATCATCACAATTACAAAGGGCGAGTTTACAAAAGACTTCACGACAATCATTGCAAAAGAGGTTTCAAAATGAGTGTAGAAGTCGATGCAACCGAAGTGTACAAAGCGCTTAGGGAAGTAAAAGCAAACGTTCAACGAGTGGAAAGCCCAGCACTTAGAAAAGCTGGGGAGTACGCTCAAGAAAAGTTACGACAAAACACACCTTACTGGGATGGAACGAAGTCAAACGGTAAACGTGGTTCGTATATGCAAGAACATGCTAAGAACCATGTGGTTACAAGCTCGGTAAAAAACGGATTGATAGAAGTCGGATATGACAAAGATGTTTCTTGGCGGATGCACTTTATCGAGTTCGGAACAATCAAACAACGTCCAAAAGGTTTCGTACAAAAAACACAAAAGCAAATCGAAAAACAAGTAACACAAATCATTGCTGACGAAGTAAAAAGGAGGCTAGGACTTTGAAAACGGCAGTATCACAAGTCTATTCAATTCTGAATAGCAATGAAAAAACAAAGAACATTGATTTTTACACCAATAGTGTTCCGGAATCGGCTCAAACAGTACCTAGCCTTCCAGTTGGCAGAATTACAGAGATATCCGGCAACTATGAAGATTTCGCAAGCAACAATCCTTTGACCATTCAATTTGACGTACAGGTAGATGTATGGGTGTCAACCATGAAAGAGGTTGATGCCTTTTATTTTGCCCTTGATGAGGTTATGAGGGGGAATGGTTGGCAATGCGCATACACGGAACAAACAGATGACGAGGACTTGGAAGGTGCAAAGCGGATTATCAAACGATATGTAGCAAATATTTCACTAAATTAAAAGGAGAGAAAATAGATGGCAACAGTAGGATTCGAGAGCGTCATTTTTGGCGTAAAAACAGGTGCAGGCGGCACTCTAAAAGAATTAGTAGCAGATAAGTCGAAAGGCGGAGCGATCGAAGCTAAAATTACTGGATTAGGCGCAACTTCTAACACAACATACGCTTCAAACGTACCGTTCTTCATTGCAAGTAAAGGGGTTTCGTCGCCAAAAGTTACGCTTGACGTGGCAGACTTAATGGATAACGGCATTTACAGCGAAATCATTGGCGCTAAAACCGTGGATGGTGTAAATGTAATTGGTTCAGAAACTGAAGCACCTTACGTGTCGGTAGTCATGGTTACAGCGAACAGAGAAGGAAAACGCTTATTCATGGGATTGGCAAAAGGAAAATTCAGTCATCCAGATATCGACATGAAAACAGCTGAAGACAAAGGGGTAGAATTGCAACCCGATTCTATCGAAGGGGAATTCATTTCTGATGAACGTGGCTATGTATACTTAACAGCCGTAGAATCAGAAACGATGACCTTACAAAAATTCAAGGACTTGGTAAATAACAAAGCGGGGGAGTAGTTAACCCTGCATCTACACCAACGACAGATACAGGGACACCAAAAGAACCAGAACCAAAAATTGATACACAAGGTTAGCCATTTTTGGCTAGCCTTATTTTTTGTAAAAACAAGGAGGAAAACAAATGATTGAATTGCAATTGAAACTTGACGGAAAGAAAAAAACATTCAAACAACAAGATATTTCCGCACGTGCAATGCGTGAGTGTATCAAATTTTACGAGAAAGCGGAAAAAGCAGACCTAACTGATTTAGAAGCAATTGATTCAATGATTGCAATTACAGCAGATATTTTCCAAGATCCAGCAGTTACATTTGATGCTATTTTAGACGGTTTGACTGCGAGCAAGTTAGTACCGGCATTAGAAAGTGTTTTTGAACAAATCAATGAACTGGGAAACAATGAAAAAAAGCAGATGGCGAGCAAAAAGAGATAAGTTTTTCTGAAGCTAGGAAAGCAATGGATCAAATCTACAAAGATTTAATCGAATCAGGTTGGACGATGAGAGATGTGGACGAAGCCGACTATCATTATTTGTTACACCTTTTTGGAGAAGTGAAGAGTGGCGAAGAATATGTAGATGGTGCTGATTTCATCAAACAATTTTTATCGGCTGAAGACTTGGCAAAACTTGAGGAAGGAGGTAAATAATGGCAGGAAAAGGACAACCGGCAGGAAATATCAAGCTAGGGATTAGTTTAGATAGCACTAATTTTGGTAACACGCTGGACGAAATCAATGCGAAAGTCAAACAAGCTGAGTCGAATATGCGTGCCAATCTAAAGGCTTATGATTCAGCAGGACGTTCATACGAAGCACTTAGTCAAAAGACGAAAGACTTGTCTACGGTTATGGAAGGGCAAAACGCCAAAGTAAGAGAATTAACAAAGCGCCGTGATGAAGCGATTAGCAAGTATGGCGAGGAATCGAAACAAGTTGCTAACCTTAACACACAGATAAACAATGCTACCGCAAAATATAATGCTTACAGTCGCCAGTTGAACGACACAAAAAAAGAATTGGTGTATTCCAAAACAGCCGTCAATGATTTATCTAATGAAATCAAAGAAAATGAACGACAAATGAACGCCGAAGTAAAAGCGCTGAAAGCCGCTGGTGATGAATCTGGTGCGTTTGAAGCAAAACAAAAAGGGCTAGCCAAACAAACGGAATTATCCGAGAAAGCTATCGAAGAACAACGCAAAGTTGTGAAACTGATGGCTGATGAGTTTGGCGATTCAGCAAATGAAACCGAAGATGCAAAAAGGGCACTAGAAAAGTTAGAACGACAAAGCCAAATATCTAGCAGGCAATTAGAAGCGCTCAAAAGCTCCAGCGATCAATCAGGAAAAAAAATAGAAGATTTTGGCGACAAGTCCACAAGGTCAGCTAGGAAACTGGATGGGCTAAAAGACAAATTAGGCTCGCTAAAAAGCGCATTTTCGTTTGGTGCAGTTGCTGGATTAGCTTCACAAGCAGTTAGCGGTGTTGTTAACAGTTTCATGGGGTTGACAGATGAAGCAGTAGAGGCTTCCGATTCAATGGACAAGTTTGTTCAAACAATGCAATTTGCTGGTATAGATAATTCAAAAATTGAAGAATCTAAAACAGTGATGAAAGATTACGCCGACCAAACGGTTTATGAACTAGGCGACGTAATGAATACGACCGCACAGTTGGCAGCTAACGGTGTGAAAGACTTTGATGGTCTAACGCAGGCAATCGGTAATGTCAATGCCGTTTCAGGTGGTAACTCAGATACGTTCAAATCGGTAGCAATGGCAATGACACAAACTGTCGGTGCTGGCAAATTAACAACTGAAAACTTTAATCAGATTGCGGATGCCATTCCGGGCGCTTCAGGGAAAATTCAACAAGCATTGAAAGAAATGGGCGCTTATACTGACGGAGACTTCCGCGAGTCTATGGCAAACGGAGAAATCTCTGCCGAAGAATTGAATGAAGCATTCATGCAATTAGGTATGACTGATGTAGCTAAAAAGGCAGCAGGTTCCACAGCTACGATTGAGGGGGCGGTCGGAAATCTGCAAGCCAGCGCCGTAAATATGATTAATGAAATAATTAATGCTTTCGGCAAAGGCAATATCACTTCTTTGATCAGTGACATAGGCAAAGGAATTGACGACTTAACAACCAAAATCAAGCCAGCAATGGAAAGCATAAAAAACGTCGCTCAACCTGTATTTGACATGTTGAAAAAAGGGGCTGACATAGCAACACTTGCTTTTGGGACGCTGTTTGGAACGTTAGATGGAGATCAAACAAAGCAAGGCTTTGATATTCTAACTAAAATTTTCCCACCAGAAATGGTTACTTTCGCACAAGATACCATAGAAAAAATAAAGAACGCGGTTAAGACATTGTTTGACGTATTCAAAGGTAACGCAGACATGGAAGATGTTCTAGCTAAATTAGGATTTTCTCCAGAAACAATTTCTAAGATAAAAGATGTTTTCGACAATATCAAAACATACTTTGATGGTGCTATGTCAAACATTAAAAACGGCATAGAAGTTGCATGGCAAATTGCAAAAGGAATTTTCGATACTTTGTCGCCATATATAATGCCTATTATAGAAAAGATAGGCGGAGCTTTTTCTAAAATTGGAAAATCGATGACCACATTTTGGAATGAAAATGGTAAACAGATTATTGAAGCAATCAAGAACTTTTTTACGTTTATACAGCCCGTTGTAAAAATCGTTATGGATTTAGTCATGGGGTTCATTGACAATATAATAGGTTTAGTCGAAGGGATTATGAACGTCATTCAAGGTGCTATCAAAATCTTCACTGGTTTATTTACAGGCGATTTTTCTAAGATGTGGGAAGGAGTAAAACAATTGTTTTGGGGTTCTATCCAAGCAGTATGGAACTGGATTCAAATACTATTCTTCAAACGGATTTTAGAAGGAGTAAAAGGTTTGTGGACTGGTTTTTCAGGCTCAATAAAAGGGCTATGGGAAAGCACTAAAACTTTCTTTACTGAAGGTATTTCCAAAACTTGGGATAAGCTAACCAATTGGGTAATTAATCTGTTGGGCAAAGCTGGCAACCTGAAAACCACGTTTGGCAATTTCATCAAAAACATGTGGAACAGCGTGAAAAACTTCTTCAGCAATGGCGTTGGAGACACTTGGAATAAGGTAGTTGGCTGGGTAAAAAACATTTTCAACAAAGTAACTGAATTGAAGAACAAAGTTTCTGATGTAATCGGTAACCTGTGGAACGGTATCAAAGACAAATTCCGTAGCGGTATTGATACAGTATTCAATTGGTTTTCAGAACTACCGAAGAAGATGAAGGATGCCATTATTGGCGGTAAAAATGCCATTGTTGATGCGTTCAAAAGTATTTTCAACGCAGCACTTAAAGCGATAGGTAAACCAGTTAACGCAATCATCCATGGAGCTTCATGGGTGCTAGAAAAACTGGGTGCTGACAAACTCAAAGAATGGGAAGTACCACAATACGCAAAAGGAACACCAGCAGGTGGACACCCAATTAATGGTCCAATGATGGTCAATGACGGACGTGGAGCAGAAACAGTCATTACACCAGATGGCAGAGCATTCATACCTAAAGGACGTAATGTAGTATTGAATGCACCAAAAGGAACTCATGTCTTGACCGCAGAAGAAACCGCTCAACTTCAAGGTTCAAAAGCACCAAAATACCGTTACAAAAAAGGTACTAACTTCTTTGGTAACATGTGGGACAGTGTGAAAAATGTTGCTGGTAATGTAGGAAACACACTGAAAAATGTAGTAGGTGACGTGTGGGACTTCATTTCAGACCCTGGCGCATTAGCTAGAAAAGTACTGGGTGGCTTAGATGTATTAGGTGGATTAACAAAATATCCGTTAGAAGTAGGTAAAGGTATTCTATCTAAAGCAACAAGTGCCCTGACTGAAAAGATTACTGGTTTGTTCTCATCTGGTAACTTAGATACCTCTATAGGAACAAATGGTGTCTATAAATATTTAGCAGATGTAGCTAAATCTGTAATGAAGAAGTTTCCAGGGTTTGTGGCCACTAGTGGGTATAGACCAGGTGACCCCTATTCACATGGTAAACGTAATGCAATTGATATTGCGCTACCGGGAGTCGTGAATGGTTCCCCTAGATATACAGAAGCAGCCAATTACGCATTTGAGAAGTTTGCAAACAAAATCGGCTATGTTATCACAAATGGTAAGGTTCGTGACCGTTCAGGACAATCAGGTCAACCAGCAACTGGTGCATGGGAGCCATGGCCTGATGGTGACCACTACGACCACGTGCATTTGAACGGTGTAAGAGATCCGCAGGGCGGACTTGTTAGCGGTGGCGATAGCGTTGGTGGGAGTGGCGTAGAACGCTGGCGGCCATATGTAAAACGTGCTTTGAAAATGAATAACTTACCAACCTCATCCGCTTATGTTGATGCGTGGATGCGACAAATCCAAACAGAATCAGGTGGCAATCCGCTTGCCATTGGTGGAAATGACGGCTTAGCAGACGGCAATGCCACTGGATTGCTCCAAACAAAACCGGGAACATTTGCTGCGAATGCTTTTCCAGGATACGGCAATATAATGAGCGGTTTCGATAATATCTTAGCAGCTATCAACTACGCTAAAAAACGCTATGGTTCGGATATGTTAGGTGTGATTGGGCGTGGTCATGGTTACGCAAACGGTGGAATTGTAAACCAACATCAAATTGCGGAAATCGCAGAAAGAAACAAGCCAGAAATTATTATTCCGTTAGATAAGGCTAAACGATCAAGAGCGATGCAGTTGCTTGCAATTGCTCAAGATAAGTTAGGAGTAAAACCAAAAAGTGTAAATAACAGTAGCGATTCGAGCGGAACGTTAGAAACATTAGTTTCACTGATGATTCAGCAGAATAACTTGCTATCTAAAATTTTAGCAAAAGACACAAGTGTCAAACTTGATGGTAAACCAATTGCAGACAATACAAATGGATACTTAGGTAACCAGTTGAAACGTTCGCTATATACAACAGGTTAGGAGGGATAAAGTGAATGGCTATTTAATCGATTTTCGCTTCATAAAAAATCAAGAGATAGTATCTCTAAAAGAAAAATTGGGCATAGAGTGTATTTCTTTTGCACGAAAAGCACCACAACTAAATGTAGAATACCAAGAATTTTCAGGGTCAAACGGTTCGAGAGAAGTCGAAAAAAGTTTCAAATCGTTCACTATCGAAGTGGAATTTTATGCTGAATTCAAAAATATGTATGACTATCAACTAAAAGAAACTGAATTATATGCGTTTCTATTCGATGACGAAGGATATTATGTTTTTACAGATAGAGAACCGGGCAAAAAATACTTTGTCCGTCCTAACTCAGTAGAAGTGAATGAAGTTGGTCTAAGATATGCAACTTACAAGACGACTTTCACTGTTTTTAGAGGTTGTTCCGAATCGATGGCTTCCACGTTATCGGATTTTTCACTGTCTAATGAATGGCAATTTTCACAAGGTCTAGTTGCGGAAGATTATAAGTATACGCACCAAACCAGTAATTTTATCATTTATAATGCTGGCGATTTTGCTATTGATCCACGTGAACATGCTCTAAAAATCACTTTGGAAGGTGAATCAGAAGGCAACGTGACTATTTTCAACAAAACGACAGGGGAACGATTCATCTACTATCCGGAGTTTTCTACGTTGCTAGGCCAAACTTTGACTTTAGACCGTGTTTATCCGAAGTTGAACGGTGTAAATTGCGGAATTGACACGAATTTAGGTTTGATAACGTTAGCGGTTGGAACGAATGAAATTGAAATACAAAATGTTACTAGAGTGGAGTCAAAATGGGACTTCAATTTTTTGTATAAGTAGGTGGGAATTTGAAAGATATTTTTATCCAAGACTACGAGAAAACAAAAAAAGAAATATTGACTGACTACGATAAAAGTACATTTACTGAAAATTGGCAAGAGAACGAAACGTGGGAAATTTCGTTCACTATTGTCAAAACAAAATTCAATGAATTGGCTTTTGATTTAGTCGATTACGAAAATTCAGTATTTTTCAATGGACAAGAGTTTATCGTAAAACAAATGGGCGTTTCTGCCGAAGGGGCAGCAATCACAAAAACAGTTACAGCCACGCACATTTACTACACCATGCAAGATGGCTTTCAGTACGACACAATCACAGGAACACGCTCTATCAACCAACTGCTAGCGCATGTTTTCAAACCTGATAACCGTGGTTTTACATGGAATGTTGTAGATCCGAACAAGAAGTTTTTGCCAGTTGAACAAGAAAACTTCGGGAATGGGAACTATTTGAAACTGGTTGAAGAAATTTTGAAAGACTATGATGCGATAGTGATTCCGGACAACAAAAACCTTACTTTCTTCCCTCGTTCAGAATATGGTAAAAAAACTGAAGAACAAATACGCTACAAATACAATACCGATTCCGTGAAATTTGATATTGATACTTTTAATTTGAAAACACAAATAAAAGGATTTGGCAAGAAAAAAGAAGACGACACTTACTACTTCACGCCAATCACATATACAAGTAAGCAGTCGGAAAAATGGGGTATACGTGTCCAAAGTCCAGTTAGTGATGATCGTTACACCGTTTCAGGGAACATGCTAGAACGTTTGAAACAAGACTTGCAAGACTATCCAACAATCACTGGCACAGTTACTATGAAATGGCGTGTAGAGCCTAATAAGGGCGATTACGTGGCGTTTGTCTATGAGCCGTTAGGTGTCAATACCTATATTCAAGTGGTAGGAATCAAGACGTATCCAGCGATACCAAATAAGCCACCAGAAATCACATTGAGCAACACAAAGAAAACAATGACTGCAATTCTCGCTAATCTAACGAAAAAAGGAGTGATTTAGTTGGAATTAGAAAAATTGAAGAATAACCGAATTTCCAACGAGTGGAAAGAAACATTCAATGACAATGTGGACTACTTAGAAAATTTGGAAAAAAATTTAGACGAGCAGCACAAATCAACAAACAGTCGTATTGATAATCTCGTGCTTCATTCAGGAGGTGATTCTCCTAACGAAGTAGTGGATGCTCGAATAAATGCTGAAGGTACGATCTATCCAACGCTTTATTCGAGATTATTAGCATTGGATAACCTTTTCAATTTGAATTATACAGAATTAAAGACAAGACAAGATAATCAACAAGGTCAGCTAAATCAACTAAATGTTTCTGTTGGAACTCTTATGGGAGCATACGGCGAAACGCTCGATTTATATGTTGCTAAAACAGGAAGTGATCAAAGTGGGGATGGTACAGAAAAAAATCCATTTCTTACAATTCAAGCTGCTGTAAATCAAATACCGTTATTAACTAGTTCACGAGTAACTATTTGGATTGGCGATGGAGTATACCTTGAAGATGTCGCGATTCGCAATCTCAAAGCAGTTAGCATTACTTTGCGCAGTCGCCAAAGCGTAACAGATGTAACGTCTGACTTAAGTGTTAAAGTTCGCTCCATTTCATTTATTAGCTCTTTAGGTTACCAACAAGTTAATGGAATCGAGTTTGTAGATCAGGCGAATATTTCAGGGCAATTAAAGTGTGCAATTTATTCTGAACAGTCTAGTTATTTAGCTGTCTGGAATTGTCGTTTTGCTGAAACTACTTATGGGAAATCAAATCGTTGTTTATTTGCCACAGGAGGTTCAAAAATTGCTACAAACAATAATTACTACCTAAATCAAAACTGTATTGCAGAAGCTAGAAATTTAGCTGACATTAACATTGATCTAAGTGATCAAGGAACTGGAAATGACTATGGGATAATTGCGGATAACGGAACTGCTAGAATCAAAGTTGTTGGTTCTAAGGTAAAAGCGAATAGAATTGCTGAAGTAAGAAATCAAGGGAATGTCGTTACAGGTAAAATCATTCGCCAAATCACTAACGATGATATTAGCGATCGTGACAATATTACAAACGTTAACGGTACTATTAAACGTGAAGGAGACACAGTCACAATAGCAATCAAGTATGAATGCAATAATTATCCTTCTGATGCTTCTAACACAAGAAATGTTATTTTGGTTCCCGCTGGATTTCAACGTGATCAAAGTTATCCTGCTTACCATCCGCTGGCTTTATATCGCAATGAAACCCAACCTGCTGGCGCAAGGGCAGGCTTAACACAAGCTAGTCGCGTAGTCGCATACTCAGGAAATGGATCATCTTATATTTCAGGTACATGGGTAACGAATGACCCAATACCAATTATTTAAGAAAGGAGGATATAGATGTTTAAAATTAATGAATCGATTATTGTGATTCAAGCAGAAGCCACTAGTCCAAACAGGACGAATGTTGTCTTTTGGTCACATGATCGAGGAACAGCTAAGCTTCGAATGAAATTAGTTCGGAAAAACGGCATTCCTCAAAGCTTACCAGAAGGAACAACTGTTCCAATTCGTCTGATGTTCAGATCTGCAACGGCAGAAGGTGGTTATGGTAAACATGACTATCTAGCTACGGTAGAAGATCCTGTGAATGGGATTGTTTCTATTGTGTTAGAGGATAATATACTGGGATACGTAGGCACCGTAGAAGGTAGTGTTTATATTGATTTCCCAAACGACCGCTCGTTAGATACAGCTGGTCGTTTTACTTTTGACATCAAACGCAGTCCAATCGATGATAGTACACCAGAATTGGAAGATTATTATTTCAATGGTTTCAGTCAGACTATTGATAAAATCGAAAAAATTCTAGCTGATGGAAAGCAAGAGATTGAACAGAAAATTACGGAATCTGAAACGCAGATTGATGCGAAATTAAAAGGTACAAACGACAAAATCACGAAAGCCAATCAAGATGTCGCAACTATCAATACGAATATTGATAAAGCAAATGATCGTATTGATCAAACGAACCAGCAAATAAGTGATCTCGGAAAGCTGAAAAAGATGTACTCCAACAGCATTGATTTCGGGGGCTATGATTATTCGGGGAATCCGAATTTGATGGCTAATATAAACGCTGATAGCTTCTCGCAAGGTAGTGGTGCCTTATCTGTTGTAGATGATGGTGACGAGGTAGTGATTACGCTTGATCCAAACCATAAATTAGAGGTATTAAAACCGAAAAGTCAACCAGCCCTATTAACAGGCAAAACATATACCGTGAGTGTAGAAATTATGTTAGAAGGTGATTTCACTGGAGACCCTAGCAAGATAGGCCTAAGATATATTAAAATGCCTAACTGGGTATCAGAGCTATATACGCGTAATACATTAACTGCTACTAAGGGTGTATGGCAAAAACTAACTGGCACCGTTAAAATTACTGCTGCGAGTGATAACGCTGAAAGCTGGCTTATAATGCTACAAAATAAAGACGCTAATAACAGCCTATCCGGCAAACTACGTTTGAGACACGCTAAACTCGAAGAAGGCTCAACAGCCACACCATACCAGCCTAACTTATTGGTAGAACCTTACAACATGTGTCGCGAATATCCTAACGAAAATATTGCCGATCATACAGTTAAGTTCCCAATCGAATCTGGCGACCACCAAATATATCAAGGTTACACAAAAGAAGAGCTTATGATAGGTCAAACGTATACTATCACGCTTAAAGGAACAAAACCCGCAAGTCAAACCTTTGTAGCGTATAATCATTGGACTGCTCGTTTAGGAGAACTAAAGCCGGTTGATGGGTTGACAGACGTATGGTCTCTAACATTCACACCAACGAAGGTTGTGGCGATGCCTAAACTTTTCCGTGTTTATCAGTATCCACGATCAACAGTAGGCGCATGCCAAATTGACTGGCTCAAGATTGAAAAAGGCAACACCCGAACGCCCAATATTAGTCAGTTTAAATACTTCGGTGAAGGCTTGAAAGACAGCAACAATCCGAATGATTACAGTTGGGATGTCACACCTGAATATACTGAAAAAGGCTTGAATAATACGGTTAGTCTAACTGAACCCGAAACCGTTTTAGGACTTAAAAATTTCAAAGATGGGGTCCAGATCGACGGAGTAGATGTGGCAACAGTTAAAAATTTAGGTAGTGTGTTACAGAGTGGATCTGGTTTGACTACTATTCAATCAGATAAGCAAAGCGCATTTGATGAATTTTCATACGAATTCGAACGTATTGGTGATAGGGTATTCTTTCACGCACGAGTAAAAACAAACTCGACAACAGCCGTAGCTTCACATGTGAATCTACTAGAAATTCCTTTAGGATTTCAGTTTCCTATTGGATGGACAATTGTAGGGGTTCCGTTGTCGGTTGTACAGTGGACTACGCCACAAGGAGAAATCAGCGCTTTGGTAATCACTGATTCAACTGGTAAACAAGTAGTTAAATTTGCAACTAATCGAGTAGGAAATCATTATATTTCAGGAGAATGGCGAACAGCTGATAGTTATCCAGAAACAAAGTAGGAGGGAAATAAATGAAAAACATTTGGAAATACGGACGTACTGGCGGAGAGTATGCAGGAAAAGTATTGGACGATATGCTTGTATCCGTTCCTTACACGGATCAGCCACCGCTTGAAGGGATTCGTGCTGATGGCGAACCGCTAACGATTGCTGATCAGATGTTTGATCCTAAATTGAACCAATGGATTGTTTTAGCGAACGCACTAGATCACAACGATTTAAACAATCTCAAAGCGATGTACGAGGCTCTGGAACATGAAAACGACAACCTAAAACAGCTAAATGCTAAACTCATGCTAAACGATGTAGCGATTAAACAGGAAAATACTACATTGAAAGAAAAAGCGGATAGTTTAGCACAAATCAATTCAAAAATGATGCTTGCTTCGCTTCAAAACAGCAAGGATATTGCAGAAATTAAAAAGCAATTAAATCCAGAATCAGAAGGAGGTGAGTAGTATGTTTAGTTTTAGCGATGTGAAAATGATGTTTGACTGGGGCTGTTTTACAGAAGAACAGGTTCGTGAGTTTGTGCCATTGTGTATTACAGACGAAGAAGCAGATAAAATCATTAGCAAAGAAGAGAGCGCATCTTAATTGATGTGCTTTTTATTTTGATTCAAGGAGTTGTCACATGATTAATTTAGGGGAATGGGGAGCGATAGCAGGATCAATAACCGCTATCGTTTCTTTGATTTTATTAGTAATAAAACCAATTACTACATCTTTCTCGAAGATTACTGAGACTCTTTCAAAAGTAAGTCACAATTTAGATTTGCTGACTAAAGATTTAGAATCGAGCAAATCAGATCGATTGATGATTCATGAAGAACTAAAGAAACACGATGAAAGATTAGATACACATACAGAAAAATTGGTGGAACACACGCAACAAATCAAAACTTTGTTTAGGGAGAGAAGAAAATGAATAATAAAACGTTCGAAGTACTAAAATGGTTCGCACTGGTAATTATTCCCGCACTAGCTACTTTCGTGGGGTTAGTTGGTAAAGCGCTCAATTGGCAGTACACAGATATCTGTGTTGTCATCATTACTGGTTTTGGCGCGTTTTTAGGGAGTGTGTTGGGTGTATCAAATCGAACCTACAAAATGTTCTCGGCTGAAAGCGAAGAAGGAGGAAACAAATGAAAAAGAAAATTACTATTACTGCGATGAGCCTGTTAACGGCTCTTTTTTTATTGCCAATTAACGGATTTGCCTATACTATCAACAATGAATTTAATTTGGGCGCAAATGAAGGTAGCTCACAAGTAGCAAATAATCAGTATATTTTACTGCATGAAACGGCTAATGAAACAGCAACAGGACGCAATGAAGCGCAGTATATGCAACGTTCATGGACTAGCGCTTATACTGCTTATATTGTGGGAGACGGCGGAATTGTTTATCAAGTCGGTCAACCTGGTTATGTACAGTACGGTGCTGGTTCGTATGCTAATGCCAACAGTCCTGTGCAGATTGAGTTACAACACACACATGATAAAGCAACGTTTGAGAAAAACTACAAGGCATACGTTGAATTGGCTAGAGATTCAGCAATGAAATATGGTATTCCATTAACGTTGGACACTCCTTATAACCAACCGGGAATCAAATCGCATTTATGGGTAACACAAAACATCTGGGGCGATCATACAGATCCTTACGGTTATCTTTCTGAAATGGGCGTAAGTAAAGAAAAATTAGCATATGATTTAGCTCATGGATTTACCGATGAAAATCCAACAACTTCTGAAAACAAGCCTGTCATTGATCCAACACGAGCTGGTGCAGCTAATCCTACACTGACAGATGGAACGAATTACGCCCACATTGATCAGTTTGGAGAAATCGAAAATGCAAATTTGCATGTAGCTGGATGGCACATTGCTAACTATAAATACGAGTATATCTTCATTATGGATTACAATACTGGGAAAGAATTAGCTCGAGTAAGAGCTGATGGAATTTATAGATCAGATGTAAATCAAGCTTATAATACTTCTGGAAATGTTGGCTATCATGTATCTTTTAACATGCGTAACTTCCCTAATAAGAAAGTCTATGTCATGATGCGGGCAACGAATGATCCAGAGGGAAACACTAAAGGCGGTGCGCAAGATTTCCATGACAAACGTTGGTATTTAAATATTCCTAAACGATAAAAATAGCTCCTCGTTGAGGAGCATTACATAACTATATTGACAACTATAAAAATCATTCGATAAAATAGTGATGTTATCGCATATCTTCACTATCACCCATAATAGTCACACTCCAAGCTATGCGATAACAGGTTTGTTGCCACACATTCTACTGGTTGATTGTTTATGGCTTTATGTGGCAACAACCAGTACCCTTAGCTCAGTTGGTCAGAGCAGACGGCTCATAACCGTCCGGTCGTAGGTTCGAGTCCTACAGGGTACATTAACGTAGCCATTTGAATCGTTCTGTGTTAGAATTTTTTGAAGAGTATTATACAAGCTAAAGCTTTTCTTCATTGCCACTCAAATGAGTGGCTTTTTTATGTATCCTTTTATGGATTAATGAAAGGATGTTTCACATAGTTATATTTCTGTATATTTGAAAAGTTTTACTTTGATTTTTAAATAGAAAGACATTTGGGTTAAATTGTGAGATAATAATAAAGAAGAGTTTAAAGCGCACCTCAAACCACTTCCCCATAAGTGTGTTACGCTTTAAACTCTTTTATATTTGAAGCTATTAAAAGGCATACCATATTTTTGAAAAAAAGTGAGAAAAAAGGCTTACAATTGGAGTGGTAGTTAATTAGTGACTTATTTTTGATTTTATAGCACTGATACTATAAAATATAGATATCATCATATTACACAATCTTAATACTAACTTAAAAAATATCTCCTTTCACAAGTATGGTGATAAAATTCGTTCCGGGCTACCTTTTTAGGTAGCCTACTTTAATCTTTATACCTTTCTGGATCAACGAAAGTATACTTTATATAGTCATAACGCCGATGATCGCTCCGTGCGTCTGGCACGTCAGTCACGATATCAAACAAAAAATATACGTCTTTCTTCATTCTAGTTTTTGCAGCAGGGATTTTAAAGTAGTTCTTATTAGAATAGTAGAGATTGATTAATAAGCTATCTTCGATTGCTAAAAAGAAAACTTCTGAATCCCATACTTTATAAAAATCTTTGATAAATCTATTCGAAGGGTCAAATTTAAACCATAATTGTGTCTCATTAAAAAGCATAACCATTACTCCGATCTGTTTTTAAAATTAGTTTCTACCTCTAATATATATCGAGTTTTTATTTTGCCTTCAGAGAATACTGTTTCTTTTTTTGCAGTTACAGGTTGTTTATTTTCGGAAAAAGCTAATATAGCTAAGATTGAAACATCCATCTGGAATTTATCTTTTTTACTGCTTTGATCATAAAAGTCTGCATATTCATCACTGATATTTTTTCTAATAAATTCTTCCATCATAAAAATCACCTCAAAACGATTATACGAACTTACGTTCTTGTTGTAAAGCGATATTTGAGGGGCAAAAAGGGGGCAAAAATGCGTTTACCTTTGATATATCTCAGATTGAACATAGTGTTTATTTTATGTCGGTATTGTTGATTTATAGCTGTTTTGAGGGTGTTAGATACATAATAGAATATAGTGGTTTTGTTTACGTGCATTACACGGAAAAGCTGCTCGTATCAAAGAAATCAGAAGATAAACACGGAAAACTTCCTTGGAAATCTGAAATTTGTGAAAAGTCCTTGTATATCAAGGGCTTTTTCTTTTTTCTCTATCACAGTTTTAAGCCATTTTTGGCTGTTTTGGACCATTTTTCAATCATATTCCCTTAAAAATTGTCCTAGATTGTCCGACATTGACTATCAGTGTCGTCAAAATAGGGCAAAATTTAGTAGTCAGCTTGACGACAAATATAATACGAAAAATACCAAAACATTTACCGAATTTAGCAACTTTTGAACCCAAGTTTCTCAAAGGGTCAGCTATTAGCAAAAAAGACAAAACATGTACTTTTCTACTAAAAAGTTGATGTGATAGGCTTCTATCTAAATAACTATTAGGAGTTTTTATAGTGAAGCAAAATGATGGACGTATCATTTGGAAAAATCAAAGTGAGTTAAAACTGATTTTAACAATTAATGAATTCATCGAAAAACACGGAATTACATCTAGCCGTCAATACCAGAAAAAGCTATCAGAAAATCCAAATTCTGCACCAAGTATGTGGTTCATTAACAAAAAATATGGATCATGGGAGAATTTATTGATTAGTATAGGACGAGAAAATACTGGGTATGGAAAATGGGCTAGAATGTCAGAACAAGAATTATTGGAAATAGTAGAAGCCTTTATTAAGTGCGAGAAGATAACCTCTCAACGAATGTACGAACAAAAATCAGTAGGGAAGAATATTCCTTCACTTAGTACCATTAAAAAGATGTTAGGAGATATACGTCCACTTTTTAAAGAAAAAAATGATGGATCTCGATTTACTGATTTCGAACTGCTGTTAGAACTAAAAAATGAAATAATCCGATTAAAACTACAGGATGATTTATCAATGACAAAGTTTCGAAAACTAGTTCAATCCCCAAAACTACCATCAGTTGATACAATTATGAAAAGAACGAACAAAAATTGGGAGGAATTGATGGCAGAGATTGGATTTGATTATCGAAGAATCAAAATTTATAAGCAGAGAAACAACCTATCCAAGACAAAGAAAACTAAATAGTATCACTCTAAATCAGACGTTCAAAATTAAAATTTGGACGTCTTTTTTATTACCCAAAAACGAAAGGAGATTTATTTTATGAAAAAGCCAAGATTTAAGAATTGGCGTTTGCTCGCAACACTGAGTCTATTATGCCAAACAATTGGTGGATCGCTTGGCCCAACGATTGCCTTTGCTGATGAAATTACTCATCCACAAACGGTAACTGTGGAATTGGATTTGGCTCACCAGTATGCTGTCGAAGGTACATTTAGCGATGGTCGTCCCATGTCAGAAGTTACCGTTCCGCACTATGCAGTTTACAATGGTGTGAAGCAAGATATTTTCTGTATTGAGCCAGGGGTGCCGATTTACAATGAGTTCACTCCTGGTTATGAGAAAAATCCATTGCCTGATATGTCGGAGAAAGCGAAATTAGTTTCCGTTTTATGGAAGGAAGCTGGTACGGATGTGGATACACATATTGTGGCCCAGAAGATGATTTGGCAAGAAGTTAATGGCTACACGCTTCACTCAATTAAACGTTCTGATGGTAGTGCAGTAAATATCGCAGCCATTGAGTCAAAAATCAATCAAGCCATTGCGGATTATCAAAAGAAACCAAGCTTCCATAACTCCACAGTGAAAACCGTGTTAGGTCAATCGACTACTGTGACAGATACGAACGGCTTGAATTTATCGGAGTTTGATGAAGTTGTCGAGAATATCGCAAATATTGATTATCGTGTGAACGGCAATCAACTAGTGATTACTCCAAATGCCAATTCAAAAGAGAGTGGTGAATTAACCCTAAAGAAGTCAGCTAATACAGGAACACCGGTAGCTTATAAAATGGCTGGTCAACAAACTTTGATGGCGGGGGCAATTGATAAGCCCAATACCTACACAATCAAAATTGATGTGGAAACTGAGGGTTCTTTGAAGATTAAAAAAGTCGATAAAGAAACAGGAAATGTTGTACCGGGAACCGTTTTCCATTTAGACTTTGGAAAAACATTACCTGCAAAAGACGTGACCACCGATAAAGAAGGCATTGCGACATTGGATGAGATTCCTCATGGCGCGAAAGTAACCATTACTGAAAAATCAGTGCCAGCTCCTTATACGATTGACACTACACCAATCACCGCAACCATTAAATCTGGTGAGACTATTTCTGTGACTTCAAAAAATACTCGCGAAAAAGGTCAAATCATTTTGAATAAAATGGGGGTGGAAACAGGAACTGATCTTTGGAACGACAAATACTCATTAGCCGGAAATACGTTTGCCATTCGCAAAGACAGTCCAACCGGTGAAATTGTCCAAGAAATGACCACGGATGAAAAAGGTCATGCGGAAACACCAAAAGAGATTGCCAATGCGTTGGAATTGGGAACCTATTATGTGACCGAAACCAAAGCTAGTAATGGCTTTGTGAATACCTTTAAACCAGTAAAAGTCGAATTGAACTATGTCAATCAAACCGTGGCTCTTGTTACCAGTAACGTAAAAGGGCAAAACCAAGAAATCACTGGTGAAACCACTTTGACAAAAGAAGACAAAGATACCGGTAATGAAACTCAAGGTAAAGCTGAGTTTAAAGGAGCTGAATATACTCTCTTTACTGCAAAAGATGGTCAAGCGGTCAAATGGAGTGAGGCTTTTAAACCAGAGTTAGTGAAGGGAACGAAAGCTTCTGATGAAACGGTGACTTTGACTTTAGATGAAAAGAATCAAGTTGCTGTTAAACACTTAGCGATTAATGAGTATTACTGGCAAGAAACCAAAGCACCTGAAGGATATACCTTGGATGAAACAAAGTACCCTGTTTCCATCAAAAAGGTGGATGATAACGAAAAAAATGCCGTGATTACCCGAGATGTTACGGCAAAAGAACAAGTCATTCGCTTTGGCTTTGATTTCTTTAAATTTGCTGGATCAGCTGCTGGGACTGCCGAAACTGGCTTCAATGATCTGACCTTTAAAGTATCGCCATTGGAAGGAACCAGTGAGATTACAGGTGCCGAAGATGAAGCAATTACAGCTTATAACGAGCAACTAGGTTTTGATGGCTATGGCAAGTTTGAAAATCTTCCTTATGGGGATTATTTACTTGAAGAAGTAGAGGCTCCAGAAGGATTTCAAAAAATTACGCCATTAGAAATCCGTTCTACTTTTAAAGAAAATAAAGCGGATTACACTAAGAGTGAATACATTTTTACGATTACCGAAAAAGGACAAAAACAACCAATTAAAACGGTGACCGTTCCTTACGAGAAACTGACGAATAAAGCATTTTCTGTTAGCTTGAATCGTTTGATGCTCTATGATTTACCTGAAGAAGAAGATAGCTTAACTTCTCTTGGGACTTGGAAAGACGGAGGCAAAGAATTGACAGACCTTGATTCTACCGAGCTAGTTGATAAATTGAGCTATAACTTGCATGAAATCAAAGAAGACTGGTATGTGGTAGCGCAAGCCATTGATGTGGAAGCGACAAAAGCTGCCCAAGAAAAAGATGAAAAAGCCAAACCAGTGGTAATTGCCGAAACAACCGCAACGTTGGCGAATAAAGAGAAAACAGGAACTTGGAAAATTTTGCATAAATTAACCGCAGAACAAGTTTTGGATAAAACCATCGTCTTATTCAACTATGTGTATGAAAACAAGAAACCCTATGAAGCAGGTGATGATCCAGTAGCGAAAGATGCTAGCTTGAACAATCAAGCCCAAACTGTCAATTGTACGGTGGAACGCCATGTTTCCATCCAAACAAAAGCCCACCTAGAAGATGGTTCGCAAACCTTTACTCATGGGGATGTGGTGGATATGTTCGATGATGTGTCGATTACCCATGATGTACTGGATGGCTCAAAAGAAGCTTTTGAAACAATTCTGTATGCATTACTTCCGGATAATACGACCAAAGAAATTTGGAAATCTGGCAAAATTGATTATGAAGTGAATGACAAAGAATTCACTAAAACCGTACTTGCGGAAAAAGTGGACACAAGTAAATATCCAGAAGGTACAAGTTTTACCTTCAAAGAAATTAACTATGGCAAAGACGGAAACATCAATGGGAAACACAATGAGGATCTAAAAGAAAAAACTCAAACTTTAACACCTAAAAAAGTTCCGACAACACCAAGTGCACCAGAACAACCGGAAATACCAACTGTTCCAAGTGACTCTCAAGAATCTAGTCCTACAGTAAAGACATTCCCACAAACAGGGGAGAAAAATTCTAATGTTCTGCTGTTTATTGGGTTTACCTTGATCTTTGCGACTGCTGGGTATTATTTCTGGAATCGCCGAAACTAAGGTGATGTGATGAAACAACTAAATAGGAAAAACCAACGTGCGCGACCGCCTCCTAAAAAAAGTGGTCGCGCTATTTTTGTATCCAAAACTAAAAATGAAAAGAGGAAAAGAAGATGGAATTGAAATTTGTTGTGCCAGATATGGCCGAAACCTTTGGAAAGATAAGGTATGCCGGCGAAGGCGAAGTTTTAACTGAAGGATATGGGCGGAATACTACAGTAATTGGTCGTAGTTATCATTTGTATTCCAGTAAGCAACGAGCCGATGATATTGAAGTGGTGGTAGCTGCGGAAGCCGGCGAAAAGGATTTTGATCAAGATCAACCACTAAAAGCCGTGAATCCCCATTTGGTTGCCAAAGGCTATGAGATTGAGAATCGTGGGTTTACCGACTACGTGTTGTATGTCGATGATTTAGTGAAAGCATAGGAGGAAAAGAAGATGAGATTAACAGAAGGTATTGTTGTAGATTCAGGACTAACGTTTGGGAAATTACGATTTTCCGCATTACGCCGAGAAGTACGGAAGCAAAATGAGGATGGAACGGTTAGTAACGAGGTAAAAGAACGGACTTATAATTTGAAATCCTCTGCGCAAGGTCGAATGATCCAAGTTAGTATCCCAGCAAATGTACCCTTACGCGAGTTTGCCTATGACGCAGAGGTAGAGTTGGTCAATCCAATCATGGATACGGTCGCCAATTATGTTTTCCGAGAAGGAACTACTGTCAATTGGTTCATTAAGGCCGATGATTTAGTCTTGAAACGACAACCAGATCAGGGAAATTCTACAAACCAAAATGAAGGAAAGAAATAGGTGAAGCGTATGGAAATTAATGTTGAACATATTTTAGATTGTCTCGATCAATATGGAAAAGGTGAGCTAACGGAGGAACAACTCACTAAAGCATTAACCTATGATGAAAAAATGTTTCTGATTATGCATCAAGGGTTACTGGAAGTAGGTAACGATGCCGAAGAAGATTTTGATGTACTGAATTGGTTAGGGGAAGAAGAGTCCTTCTTTATGGTTATCGAAGTAAATGAAAGTCTATGTCGAGAAGCCGAAACCGTATTGGAAGAAATTGGTGTGGAAATGCCGGATGCCATTGAAGTTTTTTTAAAGCAACTAGTGGAAACGAAACAACTCCCTATAGCAGTAAATGACTAGCATAACTGCTTGAAATTGGATCAATGAAATCCTATGAAGCTTTTTTCGATTGGAGGTGGAAACCATAAAAATGTACAAAGGGCATCGTATACGGGCAGGAGATCAGCACTTGGTTTATCACTTTGTTCTTGGCTGGCTACTCGCTCTGTTCATCGGTTGGATGAGCGTCTTTTATTTTCAAGAGCTTAGACAATTTGATATTTCTAAGCTATCACTTTCTACTATAGAAATCGTTCGTTCTATAAAAGATTTAATCTATTTGCTAGGAAGTCTCGTTCTTTCAGGAAGCACGATGTTGCTTTATATACACTTTTTTCAGGATCATTGGCGCAGTTTGTGGCATCGACAAAAGCTAGCCCGGATGATTCTAGAAAATCATTGGTACGAAGTAAAACAAACTCAGAGTGAAGGATTTTTCAAAGACCTCAATAGTAGTCGAACCAAAGAGACAATCAGTTACTTCCCCAAAATCTATTACCGTATGAAGGATGGTTTACTTTCTATTCGCGTTCAAATTTCACTGGGAAAATATCAAGATCAGCTTTTAAAGCTGGAAAAGAAGTTAGAAAGTGGTCTATATTGTGAACTAGTAGAAAAGGAACTCAAAGACTCCTATGTGGAGTACACTTTACTGTATGATATAATTGCCAATCGAATTGGGATAGACGAAGTAGTGGCAGAAAGTGGGGCTTTGCGATTGATGAAAAATCAAGTATGGGCTTATGATTCTTTACCTCATATGTTAATCGCTGGCGGCACAGGTGGTGGGAAGACTTACTTTTTACTCACTATCATCGAGGCTTTATTAAAATCTGATGCCGAGCTTTTTGTTCTTGATCCCAAAAATGCGGACTTAGCCGATTTAGGTACGGTAATGCCTCATGTCTATTCCCAAAAGGAGGAAATTTCTGCTTGTGTGGAAGATTTCTATGAGCGCATGATGACTCGTAGCAAGGCAATGAAAGAAATGCCCAACTACAAAACAGGAGAGAATTATGCGTTTCTTGGACTTCCACCAAACTTTTTAATCTTTGATGAATACGTGGTTTATATGGAAATGTTAACGACGAAGGAAAGTGCGGTGATTTTGAATAAGCTCAAACAAATCGTGATGTTAGGTCGTCAATCTGGTTTCTTTCTGATTCTAGCTTGTCAAAGACCGGATGCGAAATATTTAGGAGACGGGATTCGCGATCAATTTAATTTCCGGGTGGCTTTGGGTCGTATGAGTGAACTGGGATATTCCATGATGTTTGGCGAGGTTGATAAAAAATTCTTTATGAAGCGTATCAAAGGTCGAGGCTATGTAGATACGGGAGGGAGTGTGATTAGTGAGTTTTATACGCCACTTGTACCAAAAGGATATGATTTCTTAAGGGAAATTAGCGACATTGGTGGATTAAACGTTAATACGGAAGGATAAAATAATAGTATGTAGCCTAGGAGTGTCAAGAATCCTGGGCTTTTTTTACGAGGTGATTTATGACATTTTTAGATTTATTCGCTGGGATTGGTGGCTTTTGCTTAGGTATGGAACAAGCGGGTCACCAGTGTATCGGCTTTTGTGAAATTGATGATTTTGCTCGCCAGAGTTATAAGGCAATCCATGATACAAGTAAGGAGGTGGAAATGCATGACATCACAAGTGTATCAGACGAGTTTATTCAATCTCTCGGACCAGTGGATATCCTTTGCGGTGGATTTCCGTGCCAAGCTTTTTCAATTGCGGGAAAGCGGCAAGGATTTTCCGATACTCGAGGTACTTTATTCTTTGAAATCGCTCGGTTCGCCGCTATTCTCCAACCTAAGTTTTTATTCCTTGAGAACGTCCGGGGATTACTCAATCACGAAGGAGGGGCTACGTTCGAGACGATCCTCCGAACGCTGGATGGATTGGGGTATGATGTGGAATGGCAAGTGCTTAACTCAAAGGCCTACGTTCCCCAAAACCGTGAGCGGATCTTCCTTATCGGACATTCTCGAGACGCATGTACCGAACAAGTATTTCCTATCATTGGATCGTCTCCAACATCTGATCAAAACATCAGAAACTTATTAAATATCAACCCTTCCAATCGAGGAATGGGGGGACAAGTCTATGGGTCAGATGACGTAGCGCCTACCTTGACCGGTGATGAAGGAATCAAAATCGCATTGCCGGTAGATGATGGAATTTCTGTAGCGGGTATGTTACTGGGAAATTTTGAACAAGGCAATCGGGTTTATGAGATAACTGGAACAGCGCCTACTTTGTCAACGAAACAAGGCGGAACGAAGATCATGCTTCGGAAAAACGAAACAGAATATCAAGAGGTGAAGCCAGGGAACAGTGTGAACCTGGCTTTTCCTAATTCCACAAGTCGTCGAGGCCGTCTGGGAAAACAAAGTGTGCATACCTTATTAACAGGAGACCAACAAGCAGTCGTCACGGATCAGTATCAAATTCGAAAGTTAACACCTAGGGAGTGCTGGCGGCTTCAGGGCTTTCCGGACTGGGCTTTTGATCGAGCTTCTCAAGTCAATTCAGATAGTCAGTTGTATAAGCAGGCTGGAAATTCTGTAACAGTTCCGGTCATTTTTGATATTGCTAGAAGATTAAAGGAGGTAAAAACAGATGATTTATGATGAGTTGATTGGGGAATCTACTGGGTGATTGGCAAGATTCAGTCAGATCCGGAATTGGAAGAAGAACTGTACCGGCTCAATTTTGATATTCGCAAAAACGGGGTGAAAGTCCCTGATGATCCGTATGTAATTGATGAGGAAACGGATGCTCGAATGGAGCTGAATCAAGTCATCAGTGAATTGGAACGAATTGCGGACTTTGCTAAAGAACCTGATATCCGCCAATACTTGTTTGAGATAAAAGCAGAGTTGGAAATTGAGGGTATTACCGCGGAGTAACGGCCAAATAAACCACTGATAGGCACTGACCGCGGGGGATTTGCGAAGCAGAAATCCTCCGTGGTGCTGTGCCTGTTTATGGACGGCGTTAGCCGGCCATGATGTCTCACCCCCCGTATCTAACAGGGGGGTACAAAAACACAAAAAATAAGCAAGCAACGATAAGGAATGGCTGTCCTATCAAGGATAATAAGCAATTTGTGTAGATGTTAACTGATTTGAAAAAGTTAACACCTTAAATTTGGAGGTGAGAACTTGGCACAAAGGAATTTAGATTATCGGCTATTAAAAGACCGGCGTAATGAATATGGCGTTTCACAAAATAAATTAGCTACGACTTGTGGACTTAGTCGCCCGTACTTAAATCAGATAGAAAATGGTGGCGTAACCGCATCGACAAAAACCATGAGGAAAATTTTTGACCAACTGGAAAGTTTCAATCCCGAGTTACCTTTAACGTTACTGTTTGACTATGTAAGGATTCGCTTTCCCACAACGGATGCGAGGAAAATCATTCAAGAGATTCTCCATTTGAAATTTGATTATATGCTCCACGAAGATTACGCCTTTTACTCCTATCAAGAACAATATGTTATGGGAGATATTGTGGTGATGTTGTCACATGAAGAAGATAAAGGCGTCCTTTTAGAATTAAAGGGTCGTGGTTGTCGGCAGTTTGAAACTTTTTTACTCGCCCAAAAGCGTAGCTGA